AAAAAAGGTTGACTTTCATTACACCGAGTGCTATTATGATGCTGTGGAATTTAATTCCACAACGAAAGGAGGTGATTACATGACCGATACGAATGCGCTGCGTTCTGCAATCGCAGATTCCGGCCTTAAATATAAGGCTTTGGCTGAGATTATGGGCTTATCCCCTTACGCTTTGCAGATGAAAATCGACAATAAGACCGAGTTTAAGGCCAGCGAAATCGACACTCTTGCAAACGCTCTGGGGATGGATATGCAGCAGCGTGATTCCATCTTTTTTGCCGAAAAAGTGGAATTTAATTACACGCTTTACAAATTCAACCGCCAAGGAGGTGAAACCATGAAGGACAACAAAAAGCCCGGCGAACCGCTGGAGACGGAAGACCGGGCGCTGGAGATTCAGATTACGCAATTGAACGAGCAGATTCTGTGCGAAATCAACGGCACACCCGTCCAAAACGTGAAAAGCTACTCACTTGTACAGTCCAGCAATGGTAGCACATTGCTGAATCTGATATTGGAGATCAATGCGGAAGTTGTGTCAGCCACGATACAAGCGCCGATGCAACCGCACTTGTAATCCATGAATGACGTTCCATGGTTTCAGAGAACCTAGAGAGCAAGCCTTTCTGCGGAGGAACCTGTCCGTTGACGATCATTTCAACAAGGTCAATCAGTTTTTGAACCTGCTCTTTATCGGGCGCATTTTCAAGTTCTGCCTTCTCACGCAACTCTTGAAAGTTTGGATTGTAATTGATTGTTGCAGTGTTGGCTGTTCCAATTACAGAGCCATAAGCTGTCCCAATATTGTAAACATTGCTCTGACGCTGTTCGGTTTCTTTTCTGCGCTTCTCGGCCTCAGTAATATAGAACGCTTTTATTTCTTCCTGACGTTTCTGGAAGTATGAAGCCTGAGTTTCTGTGATATAGAGCCGTTCATTTGCCGGAGTAATAACCACATCATCAATTTTTATATCTGTTCCAGGCCGGAAACCAACGTATTGACGGTTTGTAGCAGTTTCTCTGTTTGGCAATCCCGGAATCGTTGAAATGATCTCGCCATCGCGTTCAATCCTCATATCGATTCCATGCATTCTTAAAAAGTTTTCAAAAATCATTTTTTCACCCCCTTTCCATTTGATTTCAGTATAGCACGGGGAAGGGCCACCAACAAGGAGGTACACACCTACATGAACGACTTACAAATTTTCGAGAACCCGGAGTTCGGGTCCGTGCGCACTGTCGAGATCGACGGCACACCCTGGCTGGTAGGCAAAGACGTTGCCACGGCACTGGGGTACGCAAAACCCCAGAACGCAATTTCTCGCCACGTTGACTCCGAAGATCAAAAGGTTGCCCCGATTCAGGGCACCCCTGGTGGCGAGCAGGAAATGCTCATCATCAACGAATCGGGCCTGTACAGCCTGATCTTATCCAGCAAGATGCCCAAGGCAAAGGCCTTCAAGCACTGGGTCACCAGCGAGGTGCTGCCCGCCATCCACAAGACCGGCGCATACGAGAGCTTCCAGGCCAAGCAGCACATCGAGCAGCTGGAAGCCACCAACACCCGGCTGAACGCCGCCATTGCCGCCGTGAACGATGCAAAGAAGAACCTTGCCATTGCCCGCGAGAACCACGATTTTTATGTGGAGCGGCGCAACGAAACCAAGAACCTGCTGGCAGACGTCCGTGCCCTGCACGCCAAGAACTGCGACAAGGAGCGCCACGCCGCGCAGGTCGAGCGGGACTGGCAGAACTATCTGGACGCCCAGATCAACCAGCTGCAGGTCGTGGCCATCGGCCTGCCCGGCTTTGACGAGATCATGGCAACGGCGCTGGAGACCGCCCTGCCGGACAAGAAGGAGGCCGCCCAGTGAACGGCCGCAACAAGCGCTGGGCAGAACAGCGCTGGGACAAATGCCAGCCGGAGAGGCTGGCACACATCCGCAAAAAGAAGGAGGACAAAAGCCATGAGAAAGCCAAGAAGCCCTTACCTGAAGCTGGCCCGCCTCATCGAGGACGAAGGGTTTGAGCATCGGGAGTTTGCCAAGCTGGTCGGCATGGGTGAAAGTACCCTGTCCACCCGCCTGAACCCGAAGCCGGAGCAAAAGAACAATGAGTGGCGCCATTACGAGATCACCGCCATTTGCAGGGAGCTTCACATCCCGCAGGAGCAGATCGGAGAGTATTTCTTCCCCGCCGTCGAGAAAGGAGAAACTGCATGAAAATCAAATCCACCGTTTTGCAGGTGCTGGCAGCCGCCAGTCTGGGCGCAGGCCTGCTGTACGCCATGGGCATTGAGGGCGGGGCCAGCTGGGCGGCACGATCACCGACGGCGAGTTCACCACCGCCATGGTGCTCATTCTGGCGGCCCTTGCCCTGATGCGCATCAGCTTTGCCGTGCAGGACGCCGAGGAGAAAGCCGGCAAGAAGGTCCACAAGGAGCCCCAGAACACCGTCAAGGGCAAGCGGAAGGTGGGGTAACCCCCATGCCTGACCTTGTCAACAATGCCTTTTGGTATACGGTCTGGGACGCCAAGAGCGGTGACCTGATTGCCAGCGGCACGGCTGCCATGTGCGCCCGGCGGCTGGGCTACGCCAGCGCAAATTCTTTTGCCGCTTCCGTCTGCCACTGGTTCAAGGACGGCAGGCAGCACGTCAAGTACATTTGCCAGCGGGAGCTCATCCCGCGCAGCGAGGTGGACAGCCTGCCACGCAAAACAAAAAGGCCCGCCCGTGTTCGCAGCACGGACGAGCCCAAGGGTGATGGATTCTCTACTCCCCATCACCCCGAAGAATAACACACTTTGGAGGTTTTTACAAGCATGAAAGGTATTCTGATCGAACCGGGCCGCGCCCCGGAACCGGCAAATCTGCCGGACACCCTCTCCGCTATGGAGGCCCGGCTTGGCGGCACGGTGGAGCATTACATCTTCCCGCGCACCCCGGCGGTGCTGTTCTTCCGCACGGCGGGCCAGCCGGTCAACCGTGTGGTGCGCGGCCAGCCCCTGTGCGGCACCATCTTCTGCTATGGCTGGCGTGGCGGCGACATCAAGCCGCTGTCCGGTGCCCTGCTCGCCGAGCTGCTGGACCGTCTGAAGGACACGGAGGTGCGGGTATGAACACCTACATCTGCAAGTGTGGGCGGAGGGTGAAGAAGTCCACCAATGCCGACAACACCGGCAATCGTCTGGAAGGGTACGGCCCGGGCCATGAATGCTATGGTTGTCCTTATGTCCTGTCGTGGGGCAATTACGAGTGGAACGAGGAGGCCAAGAGCTTAGAGCAAAAGGCCAAAGGTTATGAATGTCGCATAAGCAAAACGCTTGCTTATGATTCCAGGTTTATCGGCTCCACCAAGGACAAATGCACCTGTTCTGTCGTCAGTCTGGATTTTGATTTTTTGGAGCAGATCAGTTCCTGGGTCAAGAAAACTTTTACATCAGGTGAGTTGACTGGGTACTTTTCTCGAGGCGAGATTCGAGCCACAGACTACTGCCACAATGGCCGATACCAGTACACGCTGTGCTGTGCTCAAAACAAAAAGGGCATTGCAGCTAAAGCAGCATTGTTTGAACATTTCTTCAACTCGGGCGGCAGCCGCAAGGATATGACTCCGCAGCAGGAAATGGAAAAGGTTCTGGCCGACATCAAAAAGGCAACTCAGGCAAAGGAGAAACTGGAATGTACGACGATGGATTCTGCGGCCCCGTCCGAGAATGCGGACGCTTCTTCTGCGACTGGTGGTGCGCCTTTGACGACTGGAACGACCTTGATGACGAAACCTGCCCATTCAGCCCCGCAAGACAAAACCCCAACCTCCTTCCCGATGAACTCTCTTGCCGCCCCCACCTTTGATTTCTCCGCCCTGGGCGACCTGTCCGGGCAGGCTGCAGAGGCTGACCAGCAGTTCGATTTGCACTATGGCACCGCACAGGACGAGTATCTCATCTCCTGCATCTATCTGGCCCGGGTGCACGCCCTGACGGCCAAGGCTGGCCGCTATGGCGGCGGTACATGGACAAAGTGGTACGAGAGCAAGGGGCTGAGCCATGGCAGCGTGACCAAGATGGTCCAGAACGGCGAGGCTTTTAATTCGTCAACTGTTGACGAATTAAAACAGCTGCCCAACCTGACCCGGAAGGACCTGAACCTCATTGCCCGGTCCGGCTGTGCGGACCAGGTGGTGGCCGCCGCCGGGGACAGCCAGCGTGTCCAGGACCTTCTGGCCCAGATCAAGAGCAAAGACGCCCAGCTGGAGGCCGCTCACGCCGACATCTCCGGCCTGAAGGACCGTGCCACCGCCGCCGAAGCCCGGGAGGAAGAAGCATGGAGCATGGTGAGCAAGGCACAGGACGAAGCAAAGGCGGCACAAGAAAATCTTGACTACGAGGTCAGCCAGAACGACGCCCTGCACGAAGAAAAGGGGCAGCTGCTGCGGGAGTGTGAGGCGACAAAGCAGGCCCGTGCAGAGGCCGAAGCCCGTGCCAAGGATGCTGAGAATCAGCTGGCCGGGGCCCGGCAGGTGGCCCAGGCGGCAAAGCTGCGGGGCGACAAGCTCAAGGCCGAGAACGACGCGCTGAAAAGTCAGCCCATCACCGCGGTGGTGGACAAGGAAGAGGTGGAGCGTCAGGCCAGGGAAATGGCCGCCGAGATGACCGCCGACCTGCGGGCACAGCTGGAACAGACCGCTTCCGGCAGCGAACAGGATGCCCACAGCTCCTATGACAACGTACTTTTGGCCGACCGTTCTTTCCAGAACATCGGCAAAATGGTGACTCCGTCCCTCCGCAAGCTGCCGCAGGAGCAGCGGGAAGCCGTCGCCAATCAGCTCATCCGTACACTGGGACAAATTCAAGGGGAGGTATCACAATGTCTGTAAAGATCACGGCGCTGGAAGCCGAGAACGTCAAGCGCATCAAGGCCGTTGCGCTCACCCCGTCGCCCACCGGGCTCACCCTCGTGGGCGGCAACAACAATCAGGCAAGACCAGCGTGCTGGACGCCCTGGCGTGGGCCCTGGGCGGGGACCGTTTCCGTCCGGACGCCGCACAGCGGGACGGTGCTATCGCTCCTGCTCACCTCAAGGTCACACTGTCCAACGGCGTGGTGGTGGAGCGCAAGGGCAAAAATGCCAGCCTGACCGTCACCGACCCCACGGGCCGCCGCAGCGGCCAGCAGCTGCTCAACGCCTTTGTGGAGCCGCTGGCCCTCGATCTGCCCCGCTTCATGGACGCCAGCGACAAGGAAAAGGCCGATATCCTGCTGCGCATCATCGGCGTGGGGTCGGAGCTGCAGGTCAAAGATCTGGAGATCAAGGGCCTGTACGACAAGCGCACCTTCACCGGCCAGCTGGCCGCCCAGAAAAAGCACTTTGCCGAGGAAATGATCTCCTACCCGGAAGCCCCGGACGAGCCGGTGAGCGCCTCCGAGCTCATCCATCAGCAGCAGGACATTCTGGCCCGGAATGGCGAGAACCAGCGCCTGCGGGCCCAGTATGCAGAGCTTGAACAGCAGGTGCAGCAGTGTGTGGACGAGCTGAAGCGCACCCGGGAACGCATTGCCACACTGCAGCAGCTGGCAGATGAACTGGACGCCAAGCACACCAAGTTGTTCAATCAGCGGGAAACTGCAAGAAAGACCGTCTCCCAGCTGCAAGACGAATCCACCGCCGAGCTGGAAGCCTCCATCCGGGACATTGAGGAGACCAACCGCAAGGTGCGGGCCAACCTGGAAAAATCCCGGGCTGAGGACGAAGCCGCCCAGTACGCCAGCGAGTACGACAAGCTGACCGGCCAGATCGAGGACAAGCGTGCCGAGCGCATGGCCCTGCTGAACGGGGCCGACCTGCCCCTGCCGGGCCTCAGCGTGGAGGACGGTGTCCTTACTTACAACGGCAAGCGCTGGCGGGACATGTCCGGCAGCGACCAGCTGCGGGTGGCCGCCGCCATCGTGCGGCGGCTGAACCCGGACTGCGGTTTCGTGCTGCTGGACAAGCTGGAGCAGATGGACATGACCACCCTGACCGAGTTTAGCCGCTGGCTGGAAGCAGAGCACCTGCAGGCCATCGCCACCCGGGTTTCCACCGGCAGCGAGTGCCAGATCATCATTGAGGACGGCATGGTCAAGGACGCCGTGCCGCCCGAAGAGAAGCCCCAGCCCCGGAGCTGGACGAAAGGAGCGTTTTAAATGAGCAAGTATGCAGTCACCAGCGGCATCCAGACCGCCCCCGTCAAAACCGTGCTGTACGGGCCGGAGGGCATTGGTAAATCCACCTTCGCGTCCCACTTCCCGGACCCGGTGTTCATCGACACCGAGGGCGGCACCAAGCGTCTGAACGTTGCCCGCCTTCCCCAGCCCACCAGCTGGGCCATGCTGCTGGACGAGGTGACCGAGGTGCGCAAGGGCAATGTGCCCTGCGGCACGCTGGTGCTGGACACCGCCGACTGGGCGGAGCGTCTGTGCATCCAGGCCGTGTGCGCCCGCGCCAAGGTGAACGGCATCGAAGATTTTGGCTACGGCAAGGGCTACACCTACGTCAAGGAGGAGTTCAGCAAGCTGCTGGATGCCCTGGAAGAGGTGCTGAACGCCGGCCACAATGTGGTGGTGCTGGCCCATGCCGCCATCACCAAGTTTGAGCAGCCGGACGCCGTGGGCAACTACGACCGCTGGGGCATGAAAACCAGCAAGCAGGTGGCCCCGCTGCTGCAGGAGTGGTGCGATATGCTGCTGTTCGCCAACTACAAAACGGTGGTGGAAAAGGCCGGCAGCAGCCCAAACGCCAAGAACAAGGCCAGCGGCGGCAAGCGGGTGCTGTACACCACCCACCACGCCTGCTGGGACGCCAAGAACCGCTTTGACCTGCCGGAAGAGGTGCCCTTTGAGTACGCCAGCATTGCCCACTGTCTGCCCGGCGGCAGCGCACCGGCAGCTACCCAGACGCCGGTGCAGCACGCCCCGGCTCCTGCCCCGCAGCCCAAACATCAGCCGGATGCCGACATCCTGCCCAGCCCCGCAACGCAGCCGGAACCGCCCCGTGAAGAGGTTCCTAAGGCCCTGCTCACGCCGGATCTGGTCGCCCTGGGCGTGCCGGAAAAACTGGCTCCGCTCATGAGCGCCAACAACGTGACTCCGGAAGAGCTGCAGCATGTAGTGGGCGAGCGGGGCTACTTCCCGGAGGATATGCCCATCAAGGACTACCCCATGGATTTTGTGGAGGGCTGCCTGATCGCCGCATGGCCGCAGGTGCTGCAGATGGTTCTGGACAGCCGTGACCTGCCGTTTTAACGTACATTAAATAAAGGAGAAGCATTATGAACGAGATGAACAACGAAGGTTTCGCTTTGGGTTGGGATGACGAGTTTACCAACGAGCAGCAGGAATTCGTGCTGCTGCCGGAGGGCGAGTACCCCTTTGAAGTGACCCAGATGGAGCGTGCCCGCTATGAGGGCGGGGCCAAGCTGCCGCCCTGCTCCATGGCAAAACTGACCCTGCGCATTTATGGCGGGGCCAAGGGCGACACCACCGTGACCCACCGCCTGTACCTGCATACCAAGACCCAGGGTCTGCTGGGCGCGTTCTTTGAGAGCATCGGCCAGTGCAAGCGGGGCGAAACCTTCCGCCCTCGCTGGAACGAGGTGGTAGGTGCCAAGGGCATCTGCAAGCTGGGCGTCCGGGAGTACACCAAACAGAGCGGCCCTCACGCTGGTGAGACCGGCCAGAGCAACGAGGTGCAGCGCTTCCTGCCGCCCCCGGCACCCAAGGCGGCACCCTCGCAGGGCTGGACGCAGGGGGCATTCTGATGGGGCAGGAACTGAGACCCTACCAGCAGCAGGCCCGTGACCGCATCCACGCCGAGTGGGACGCCGGCCACACCCGCACCCTGCTGGTGCTGCCCACCGGCACCGGCAAAACCATTGTGTTTGCGTCGGTGGCTGCCGATCAGGTGCGTGCCGGCGACCGGGTGCTCATTCTGGCGCACCGGGGCGAGCTGCTGGAACAGGCAGCCGACAAACTGCAGCGCTCCACCGGCCTTGTCAGCGCCGTGGAAAAGGCCGAATCCACCTGCCTGGACAGCTGGTTCCGGGTGGTGGTGGGCAGCGTGCAGACCCTGCAGCGCACCGCCCGGCTGGAACGCTTCCCGCAGGATTATTTCGGCACCATCATCATCGACGAGGCCCACCACGCCATCACCGACGGTTACCGCCGCATCCTGGACTACTTCAGCGGGGCCAAGGTGCTTGGCGTCACCGCCACGCCGGACCGCGGCGACATGCGCAATCTGGGCGAGGTGTTCGACAGCCTGGCCTTTGAGTACAAGCTGACCGACGCCATCAAGGAGGGCTATCTGTGCAAGATCATGGCCCAGACCATCCCGCTGCAGCTGGATATTACATCCGTGACCATGAGCGGCGGCGACTACGCCGTGGGCGACCTGGGCACAGCCCTTGATCCGTATTTGGAGCAGATCGCCGCCGAGATGGCTCGGCGCTGCAAGAGCCGCAAAACGGTGGTGTTCCTGCCGCTGATCAAGACCAGCCAGAAGTTCCGGGACCTGCTGAACACCTACGGCTTCCGGGCTACCGAGGTCAACGGCCAGAGCGACGACCGCAGGCAGGTGCTGGCCGACTTCGACGCCGGCAAATACAATGTGCTGTGTAACTCCATGCTGCTCACCGAGGGCTGGGACTGCCCCTCCGTGGACTGCGTGGTGGTGCTGCGGCCCACCAAGGTGCGCAGCCTGTACAGCCAGATGGTGGGGCGCGGCACCCGGCTCTCCCCCGGCAAGACCGACCTGCTGCTGCTCGACTTTTTGTGGATGACCGACCGGCACGAGCTGTGCCGCCCGGCGGATCTGGTCTGCGAGGACCGCGCCGTGGCCCGGCAGATGACCGAGACCCTTGCCGAGAGCGGCTGCCCGGAGGACATCGAGGAGGCCGCCGCCCAGGCCAGCGAGGACGTGGTGGCCCAGCGGGAAGAAGCCCTTGCCAAGCAGCTGGAAGAGCAGCGCCGTAAAAAGGCAAAACTGGTGGACCCGCTGCAGTACGAAATGAGCATTCAGGCCGAAGATCTGGCCGGGTATGTGCCCGCCTTTGGCTGGGAGGCCGGTCCGCCCAGCGAGCAACAGACCGCCGCGCTGGAAAAGCTGGGCATCCTGCCGGACGCAGTGGAATCCGCCGGCAAGGCCGCCCTGCTGCTGGACCGCCTGAACAAGCGCCGGGACGAGGGCCTGACCACGCCCAAACAGATCCGCTGTCTGGAAAAGTACGGGTTCCAGCATGTGGGCACCTGGAGCTTTGAGGCCGCCCACCACATGATCGATCGCATAGCGGCTCAGGGCTGGCGCGGCGTGCCCAAGGGCGTGAACCCCCGCACCTATACCCCCGCTGCGGAGCCGCCTGCTGCAGACAGTCCTTTTGATTTTGGATGGTAACGTGAATGGACAATGCGAATGAACTCAAAGAAGCGCTGGATTTTCTCAGCCCGTCCGCCCTGACCTACGACGAATGGATCCTGGTGGGCATGGGCCTGAAGGAAGCCGGCCTGCCCGTGGAAGCATGGGAACAGTGGAGCGCCCGGGACGGGGGCCGCTACCACAAAGGCGAGTGCACCAAGAAGTGGGCCAGTTTCCACGGCGGCGGGGGCAGCCCCGTCACGGCCAGCAGTATCTTTCAGCTGGCCTATTCCAGCGGATGGAGAGGCCCTGCCGGCCATGCACTGGACTGGAACGACGACATCTCCGCCGGGACGAACCACACAGACGGCCAGCTGGTAGACCCCCGTTGGGTGGAAGCCCACGATCTCGCCCTGCCGGAACAGTGGGACCCTGTGGACCAGCTCAGGCGCTACCTGCAGGCCCTGTTTGAAGAGGACGAGTATGTGGCCTATGTCACCGAGAGTTTCATGGCCGACGACAAACGCCGCCCGGCCAAGGGCAGCTGGACCCGCACCGCCGGGCAGCTCCTTGCCGAACTGGGCACCTGCGGCGGGGATCTCGGCAAGGTGCTGGGCGACTGGGACCCGGAGGTGGGTGCCTGGATCTGCTTCAACCCCGTGGACGGCACAGGCCGCAAGGACGCCAACGTCACCGCCTACCGCTACGCCCTTGTGGAGTGCGATAACATGGAGCTGGGCAAGCAGCAGGCCATCATCAAGCAGCTGAAGCTGCCCTGCGCCGCGCTGGTGTACTCCGGCGGCAAGAGCGTCCACGCCATCGTCAAGGTGGACGCCCCGGACTATGCCGAGTACCGCAAGCGGGTGGATTACCTCTACGCTGCCTGCCAGAAAAACGGCCTGACCCTCGACCAGCAGAACCGCAACCCCAGCCGCCTGAGCCGGATGCCCGGCATCCTGCGCGGCGACAAGCGGCAGGTGCTTCTGGAGACCAATTTCGGCAAGAGCTGCTGGGACGAGTGGGTGGACTGGCTGGAAGCCGAGACCGACGACCTACCGGACACCGAGAACCTCGCCGCCGACTGGGAGCACCTGCCCCCGCTGGCAGACCCGCTCATCTTCGGGGTGCTGCGCAAAGGGCACAAGATGCTTCTGGCGGGCCCCAGCAAGGCCGGCAAGAGCTTTGCCCTCATCGAGCTGTGCATCGCCATTGCCGAGGGCAAGCCGTGGCTGGGCCAGTTCTCCTGCGCCCAGGGCAAGGTGCTGTACATCAATCTGGAGCTGGATCGGGCCTCCTGCCTGCACCGCTTCAAGGATGTGTACACCGCCATGGGCCTGCCGCCGGAGCACCTGAAAAACATTGACATCTGGAACCTGCGCGGTGCGTCCGTGCCCATGGACAAGCTGGCCCCCAAGCTCATCCGCCGGGCCCAGAAAAAGGGCTACATGGCCGTGGTGCTGGACCCCATTTATAAGGTAATCACCGGCGACGAGAACAGCGCCGACCAGATGGCCAAGTTCTGCAACCAGTTTGACCTTGTGTGCCGCGCACTGGACTGCGCCGTGATCTACTGCCATCACCACAGCAAAGGTGCCCAGGGCGGCAAGCGCAGCATGGACCGTGCGTCCGGTTCCGGCGTGTTCGCCCGTGACCCGGACGCCATGCTGGACATGACCGAGCTGACGCCCACCGACGCCATCCGGGAGCAGCTGCGCAACAAGGCAGCTTGTCGGGTCATCAAGGCCATGCTGGACAAGCGCGGCCATGCGGACGCCTACGGCCCGGACGATACCCTCAGCAAGAGCCGGATGCTGGCCGTGGCCAAGGAGTGCCTGGGCCTGGCCGACCTGCGGGCCATCGACGCAGAGGTGGCTGCCGCCGAGAAAAAAGCCGACGGCATGACCGCCTGGCGCATCGAGGGCACCCTGCGCGAGTTTGCCCGGTTCGACCCGGTGAACCTCTGGTTTGATTACCCCGTGCACAAGCCGGACAGCGGTCTGCTGGAGGATCTGCAGCCGGACGGAGACGTCAAGGGCTTTGCCGCACGCGGCGCGGAAAAGCGCTGGGGCAGCCGGGAGAAGCTGGCCAAGAACAAGTCCGTGGAGCTGTCCACCGCCTACGAATCCTGCACGATGGATGGCAAGGTCACTGTCTACGCCATGGCCGAGTATATGGCCTGAAGCCGGACACCGTGCGCCGCCGCCTGAAAGCCGACGGCGGTTACTGGATCGACGGCACCGACGTGGGCCGCAAAGAACCCGGTTCGGATGGATGATTACAGATTGCAATATTTTGCTTTACAGAAAGTACAAAAACGGTAAAATGCCCGGATAATCCGCATCCGCATTTTTTACGGATTTCGGAAAATGCCGCATTTTCCTACGGATCCGGGACGGAAAATGCCTATATATAATAGCATAATCCGTCCGTGTGTGATGGGGTCTCCCGGAGGATGGGGCGTGCACAGCCCCCATCCATCCGGGGAACCCTCCCCATCACGTTGGCCTGCATCAAAAAAGAAAAACGAGGTGAACCCCATGTACATGCAATTCTTTATCCCCATGCAGCCGCCCACCACCACCCACAACGCAAAGCAGCTGCACGCCTACATGAAGGGTGGCCAGCCCCACGCGGTGCTCCACGACAGCCCGGAGCTGAAAGCCGCCCGCGCCAAGCTCCACGCATATCTCGCGCCCCATGCGCCCAAAGCGCCCATCCCGGCAGGCCAGCCGGTGCGGCTGCTGGTCAAGTGGTGCTTTCCCACCGAGGGCAAGCGCCGCAGCGGCGAGTGGCGCACCAGCAAACCCGACACCGACAACCTGGAAAAGGCCCTCAAGGACGAGATGACCCGCCTGCACTTCTGGGTCGATGACGCGCAGGTGTGCAGCGAGATCGTGGAGAAGTTCTGGTCGGACCCCTGCGGGGTGTTCGTCCGGGTGGAGGAGCTGGCATGACCTACGAAGAGAAAAGACGCTGGCTCAGTCGGTACGGGGACGCTATGGTAAAGGCCAAGCACCTGCGAGATGATTTAGATGAAGCAGAACGTGACACCGGTTGTACCACGCAGCAACTGACCGGAATGCCGGGCGGCAGCGGTGATGGGCAGAGTCTGGCACGAACTGTAGAACGTATTGAACGAGCCGAGAAAGCCTTGAATGCACAGATCATGCTGTGTGATGATCTCCACGCCGAACTTATGGCCCGACTGGAGGATGTGGACGACCCGAAGGATTACGAGGTCCTGCGGCTGAAGTATCTCCGCTTTCAGGACTGGGAGCAGATTGCACAGAAGATGAGCATCTGTGTACGGCAGGTTTACCGTCATCACCGTAAAGGTGTGGATGCTTTGGAACTGTGACAGATGTCAGTAAAACGTCAGTACGACGTCAGTGACATGTCTTTGATTTCATGATAAAATAGTATCATCGCAAGAGCCCGCAGGAAAGGTTTACTCCCTTCAATCCTGCGGGCTTTGTGCTGCCCGGCTGCGACAGGGGAACACACATTTACTCACCCAACAGCCTGAATGTACCAGCCGGGCCTTTTTTGATATTTTCCGCCGTCCGCAGGGGCGGCTTTTTTCATACCCCCGGGGCCTGCAAAGACCCCCGGGGTCATTTTGTACCCCGGCCTTTCAAAACACCCCCTGCCTGCAAAAGGCCTCCTCCCCCTTGAGGAGACCGGCAGGCAGCACACCCCAAGGAGCTGCCCATGGCAAAGACTGTTGCACGCCCGGATCGGGACGGCACCCACCGGCTGGCGTTTGAACGCAACAAGAAAAAGATCTACGCCACCCAGACCGTGTGCGGCATCTGCGGCAAGCCTGTGGATTTCAGCTACAAGTTTCCGCATCCGCTTTCGCCGTGCATCGACCACATCATTCCGGTGGCCAAGGGCGGCCACCCCAGCGACCTCGCCAACCTGCAGCTGGCGCATTTCTGGTGCAACCGGCAGAAGAGCGACAAGCTGTTTACGCCTGTGGAGCAGCAGACGGAGCCGGATGCAGATGCCTCCATGGCCCTGCCGCTGAGCACCGACTGGACGGCGTACCGCAGCCGCTGAGAGGCCCGCAGCGCCGCCGGGACACGCACGCAGGGACGGGGGGCATCCCCCTCCCAGGGGGCCCTCTGACCTTCCCAGACCGTACTGTGAATATTTTCTCGTGAAAGGAGAATCCACCGCCCATGACCGACCTGAAAGGCATGGCCTATCTGCGCCGCCGCCTGAACCAGAAGCGCAGCCGAGTGCTGACCCGCTACAAGTATTACGAGATGAAGAACGCCGTAAAGGACTTTGGCAAGGTCACCCCGGATGAGTTCCGCTTTTTCAGCGAGACGCTGGGCTGGTGCGGGAAAGCTGTGGACGCTCTGGCCGACCGGCTGGTCTGGCGGGAGTTCCGGGATGATAACTTTGACCTGAACTCCATCTACCAGATGAACAACGCAGACACCCTGTTTGACAGTGCCGTGCTGTCGGCCCTCATTTCCAGCTGCTGCTTTCTGTACATCAGCCCGGACGGCAGCGGCTACCCCCGGCTGCAGGTCATCGACGGCGGCAACGCCACCGGCATCCTGGACGAGGTGACCGGCCTGCTCACGGAAGGATATGCCGTGCTGTCCCGTGATCCGGAGACGGACAAGCCCCTGCTGGAGGCCTACTTCACGGCGGACAGCACCTGGTATTACCCCGACGGCCAAAAGCCGTATCAGGTGCCAAACCTCGCACCGGCCCCGCTGCTGGTGCCCGTCGTATACCGCCCGGATGCCAAGCGGCCCTTTGGCCACAGCCGCATCTCCCGTGCCTGCATGGGCCTGCAGCAGGGTGCCCTGCGCACCCTCAAGCGCAGCGAGATCAGCGCCGAGTTCTATTCCTTCCCGCAGAAATATGTGCTGGGCACCTCCAACGACGCCGAGCAGATGGACAAGTGGAAGGCCACCATCTCCAGTTTTCTGGAATTCACCAAGGACGAGGACGGCGACAAGCCGGTGGTGGGCCAGTTCACCCAGCAGAGCATGAGCCCCTACACCGAGCAGCTGCGCACATTTGCCGCCCTGTTTGCAGGCGAGACCGGCCTGACGCTGGATGATCTGGGCTTCGTCACCGACAACCCCTCCAGCGCCGAGGCCATCAAGTCCAGCCACGAGAGCCTGCGCCTGGCGGCCCGCAAGGCACAGCGCACCTTTGGCAGCGGCTTCCTGAACGCCGGGTATCTGGCCGCCTGCATGCGGGACGGCATCGCCTACCAGCGTCAGCAGCTCTACCTCACCCGCCCGGTGTGGGAGCCGGTGTTCGAGCCGGACGCCGCCACCCTGTCCGGCATCGGGGACGCCGTGGGCAAGATCAACACGGCCATCCCCGGTTATTTCGGTGCGGAGAACCTGCGGGACCTGACCGGCATCCGCTCCGAGAGCTGAGGAGGCACCCATGGCCGACAAGGACATTGCCCCGGAGCTGCTGGAGCGCATCCGGGCCGACTTCCGGGCGCTGCTGGGCGACGCAAAGCCCGCCGCCGACACCTACGCTGCCGCTGCGGATTACGCCGAGCTTGTGGGCAGTGCCCTGGCCGAGGCCTTCCGCCGCAACCTGACCGCCGACGCCCTGCCGGACGGCAGGCTGTACTGGAACATTGCCGACCGGGTGGTGCGCCCCCTGCTGGAAGAGGAGCACCTGCTGGTGGCGGACGCTTCCGCTGCCGTGCAGCAGGCACTGAACCAGCAGGCAAATCTCGGCATTGCCCCGCAGCGGGCCGTGCTGCCCACCGACGCTGTGGACGACCTGCTGAACAAGGTGTCCACGGCGGAGCAGTTTGCGGATGTGGCGTGGGCACTGGACGAGCCGGTGCGTACCTTCTCCCGCATGGTGGTGGACGACACCCTGAAACGCAACGTGGATTTTCAGGGCAAGGCCGGGCTGCGGCCCCGTGTCATCCGCACCGCCGAGAGCCACTGCTGCAAATGGTGCAGTGCGCTGGCCGGCACTTACGATTACCCCCGTGTGCCCAAAGACGTTTACCGCCGCCACGAGCGCTGCCGCTGCCGGGTGGAATATGACCCCGGCGAGGGCAGGCGGCAGAACGTGTGGAACAAGACGTGGACGGAGGATGAGGACGCCCGGCAGGCACGCATTCAAAAGATTCAAAACCCATCGACAAACCGAGACGATTCTGCTAAGATAGAAGCACGAAAACAGATTGGGCTGCCGCCGGTCGATTCACCTGAGATCAAGGCCATCAAGGCCGCAATGTCCGAGCAGGTGCTTAGTCTGCCGGAAACCGCACAGGAGGCTCTCCGGCAGTATACCGGCTTTACGGCGACCCGTGTGAACTTTGCCATCCGGAACGGAAAAATCACACCGCAGATCCAGGAGACCATTTCCGCATTGGATAACGCGCTGGCTTCCGGCGTGATGCCGCAGAGCGTCACCCTGTACCGGAACACAGCGCTTTCTTTTCTAGGGTTCGGGCTTCCCAAAAATCCGACCCTGCAGGATCTGCAAGACCTTGTGGATCTCACACCGGAATTTCCGATATTTATATCAACCAGTTTTCAGGATCTGCATCTTCCGGGCCGTGACACGCTGATTCAGCTGCATGTTCCGGCAGGATATAAGGGCTGCCAGTTCCTTCAGCCTGTAGCGCTTCCCAAATTCAAAAGTCAGGACGAAGTCCTGTTTGCCCGTGGGATGCAGTATCGTGTGCTGGATGTTGGTAGAAAAGACGACCGATATTTTTTAGAGATCGAGGTGCTCCAAAATGTCTAAATTTTTGCGTGAAGAGGATATCAGCATGGGGTTCCGTGCTCCACTTTACAGCGTGCCGGTCTGTATCCCGGAATGCAATGTCTGTATTCACCGGGATGGACCGGGCAAATGCAAAAAGTTAGGAACTCCCTCCGATGATCTTCGTTTCGGAAAGCGCCACGATTGCCCGGACGCCGTCCTGAATACCAGCCATTTTTTATATCCCGAATACCAAAAATTGTACCCGGAAGAGTGCAAGGTCTCTGCCAAAAAGTAAACTTTCATCCACGGAATATCCTAGTTTAACCACTGTATGCCCTCAAAAAGGCACAACATGGTTTTTTCATGCCGTTTTAGCTCATGTTGGCAGGGCCGTGGTCTCCAAAACCACAGGTCACTGGTTCGATTCCAGTAAACGGTGCCATCATTTTCATGCAAAGGAGGAACCCAGCCCACCATGCCGCGGACGCGAAAACAGACAGCCCCGGCAAGGCTGGGGCGTCAGACGCCCACCGCTGCCGTGGTGCTGCCCTACACCAAAACCTTCGGCCAGGACGCCATCGACCTGTACAACTCCACCGGGCGCATCGCCCAGCAGTGGCAGGAGCTGCTGCTGTATGACATCCTTGCCCGCAACGAGGAGGATCTGTGGGTGCATACCAAGTTCGGCTATGCCGTGCCCCGCCGCAACGGCAAGAACGAGATCGCCGCCATCCGGGAGCTGTACGGCCTGCAGCAGGGCGAGAGCATCCTGCACACCGCCCACCGCACCACCACCTCCCGGGCCGCCTGGGAGCGGTTGTGCCACCTGCTGGACAAGGCCAAGATCCCCTATAAATCCATTCAGGCCGTGGGCCGGGAGCACATCCAGCTGGAAGAGGGCGAGGGCCGCATCGAGTTCCGCACCCGCTCCTCCAAGGGCGGCCTGGGCGAGGGCTTTGACCTGCTGGTCATCGACGAGGCCCAGGAGTACACCGACGATCAGGCCAGTGCCCTGAAGTATGTGGTCACTGACAGCGAGAACCCGCAGACCCTGTTCTGCGGCACCCCGCCCACGCCGGTGTCCTCCGGCACGGTGTTCCTCAAAATGCGCAACGCCGCCCTGCGGGGCGACACGCAGAACACCGGCTGGGCCGAGTGGAGCGTGGAGCAGCAGACCGACCCCCACGACGTGGAGGCCTGGTATCAGACGAACCCCAGCCTCGGCACCATCTTCACCGAGCGCAGTGTGGCGGATGAGATCGGCGATGACCCCATCGACTTCAACATCCAGCGTCTGGGGCTGTGGCTTCGGTACAACCTCAAATCGGCCATCAGCCGGGCAGAGTGGGACGAACTGAAAACCGACACCCTGCCCAAGCTCACCGGCAAGCTGTATGCCGGCATCAAGTTCAGCACCGACGGCACCAGCTGTGCGCTGGCCGTTGCGTGCCGCACCAAAGACAACGCTATCTTCGTGGAAGCCATCGGTTGCCATCCTACCCGGGACGGCAGCGGGTGGCTTCTTGATTTTCTATCCAAAGCCGACCTAGCCGCCGTGGCGGTGGACGGGGCCAGCGGGCAGCAGCTTCTGGCCGACGCCATGAAGGCCGCCCACCTCAGGTCCCCCGTGCTGCCCACGGTCAAGCAGGTCATCACCGCCAACGCCGCCTTCGAGCAGGCCCTTTTTGCGCAAGCCCTGTGCCATGCCGGCCAGCCCGGCCTTGCGCAGGCTGCTTCCAACTGCGAAAAGCGGGCCATCGGCTCCAACGGCGGCTTCGGTTACCGCTCTCTGACCGAGGGCGGCCACATCGAGCTGCTGGACAGCGTGATCCTGGCCCACTGGCAGTGCGCCGAGGGCAAGGGCAAGCGCCGGCAGCGCATCCGCTATTAACAGGCCACCCGGGCCTGTTTTTTTGTTGCCATAAAGGAGGGTATTCCATGGCAGAAGCATTTGAACCCATTACCACGCAGGAGGCGTTTGAGGCCGCTGTCGCTGACAGGCTGGCCCCTTACGCCGACTACAACGACCTCAAGGCCCAGAACGAGGCCCTCGCCGGGCAGGTGGCGGAGCTGAACACCCGCTGCCAGACCTACGAGACGGACGCGCTCAAGACCCGCGTTGCCCATGAGGTGGGCCTGCCGTTCGACCTGGCGGGCCGCCTGACCGGCTCCAAGGAGGAGGACATCCGCAAGGACGCCCAGAACCTGCTGCAGCTGATCAAGCCCAAGACCCCGCCCGCACCCCTGCGCGGCGACCCCGACCCCAGCGGCAGCGGCAAAAAGGCCGCCTGGCGCAGTTTCGCAAACCAGCTGATGAACAACGAGTAAAGGAGAACACATCATGGCAGATATTCTGAGCAAAGGCTCCCTGTTCCCGGAGGAGCTGATCCCCGGCTTTATCCAGAAAACCACCGGCGCGTCCGCGCTGGCCAAGCTCTGCGGCGCAACGCCCATCGCCTTCAACGGCCAGAAGGAATTCACCTTCACGCTGGACAAGGAAGTGGACATCGTGGCAGAAAACGGTGCCAAGGGCAAGGGCGGCATGACCGTGGAGCCCATCACCATCGTGCCCATCAAGATCGAGTATGGTGCACGCGTGTCCGACGAGTTCCTGTACGCTTCCGAGGACGCCCAGATGGACGTTCTGAGCGCCTTTGCGGACGGCTTTGCCAAGAAGGTGGCCAAGGGTCTGGACCTCATGGCCTTCCGCGGCATCAACCCCCGCACCGGCTCTGCGTCCGGCGTCATCGGCACCAACCACTTTGACAGCAAGGTCACCCAGGCCGTGACCATTGCCGCCTCCGACAAGCCCGACACCAACGTGGAGGCCGCCATCGCCCTGGTGCAGGGCGCGGAGCGGGACGTTACCGGCATGGTGCTGGCCCCCAGCTTCAAGAGCGCTCTGGCGGCCCAGACCACTACCGACGGTGCCAAGCTGTACCCGCAGCTGGCCTGGGGCGCAAACCCCGGCGAGGTGAACGGCCTGCGGGTGGAATCTACCTCCAACCTGTCCGCCGGTTCCAGCCTGGACCGTGCGCTGGTGGGCGACTTCACCAACTGCTTCAAGTGGGGCTACGCCAAGGAGATGCCCATTGAGGTGATCCAGTACGGCAATCCCGACAACGATGCGGATCTGGGTGACCTGAAGGGCCACAACCAGGTATACCTGCGCGGCGAGGCCTACATCGGCTGGGGCATCCTGGATCCGTCCGCATTCGCCCACATCAAGGCCAACGCCTAAGGAGGACACGCCATGCTGTACCGCAACAAGCGCACCGGCGCTGTGATCGAGACGCCCTGCCGCGTTTCCGGCGGGGACTGGGAGCCCGTCAAGGCAGAAAAGGCGGCCAAACCCAAGCTGCCGCCAAGGAGAAACCGGAGGCTGCTGAATGAGATACGCCACCGTGGAGGACATGACCGCTCTGTGGCGTCCCATGACCGCTGCCGAGCAGGCAAGGGCGTCCTCCTTGCTGGATGTCATTTCGGCCAGCCTGGACGTGGAGGCCCGCAAGGCAGGCAAAGACCTGCCCGCACTGGTGGCCGCTGACCCGGTGCTGGCCATGGTGGCCAAGAGCGTGGCCGTGGATGTGGCCGCCCGCACCCTGATGACCAGCACGAACCAGGAGCCTATGACCCAGATCACCCAGGCAGCCGGCGGCTACTCGGCGTCCGGGTCCTTTCTGGTGCCCGGCGGCGGCCTGTTCATCAAAAAATCGGAGCTGGCCCGGCTGGGCCTGCGCCGTCAGCGGATGGGAGTGATCGAACCCTATGGCTCTGATTAAGGGCATCCCCGTCATCCTCTATGAGCGCACCCAGACCGGCAAGGATGCTTTTCACGCTCCGGTTTACACCGAAACACCGGTCACGGTGGAAAATGTGCTCATCACGCCGGTGGACAATGCCGCCGTGGTCACCGACCTGCAGCTTACGGGCCGCCGGGTGGCCTACGAGCTGTGCATCCCGAAAGGCGACGCTCACCGCTGGGAGGGCTGCACCGTGGAATTTTTTGGCCAGAAATGGCGAGTGTACGGCGGTGCCTCCCAGTACATCGAGGCGCTTGTGCCTCTGGCCTGGAACAAGAAAGTGCAGGTGGAACGGATTGAGTAAGCTGCGCGTGGAACTGAACAGCGCCGGCGTTCGTGCTCTGATGCGTTCTCCGGAAATGCAGGCCGTGCTCAAAGCCCGTGCGGACACCGTGAAGAACCGCTGCGGCGACGGGTATGAGGCCTATGTGGCCCAGACCCGTGCAGTCGCTGTGGTGGAGACTGTTTCTCAGAAGGCCTACAATGATAACTCTGCCAACAACACCCTGCTGAAAGCTGTCTCTTCGAGCCGCAGCGGCACCGTGGTACATGAGCATAAGCGCCACCTGAAAGACGGCAGAGTAATCACCGTGAGGAGCTACCAGCGAAAGAAATGATCGAAGAAATCATCCTGAATTACCTGCGGGAAAACGGTTTCCCCTGCTTTATGTCCGTGCCGGAGAACCCCTCCGACAATTTTTGTGTCTTGGAAAAGACCGGCTCCGGCTGCGACGAGGGCATTTACACCGCCACGCTGGCAGTGCAGTCCTACGGCGGCACAGACTATGAGGCCGCCCGGCTGAACCACCGGGTGGTGCAGGCCATGCAGGCCGCCGACACCCTGCCGGAGGTGATTTCCTGCAGGCCGGTCACCGACTACAATTTCCCGGACACCACCCGCAAACGGCCCCGCTACCAGGCCGTTTTTTCTATCACTCATTACTGACCTGTGAAAGGAGAACTACACATGGCAGACGCAACCAAAGTAACCGCCGCCAAGCCCAAAGTGGGCGGTGCCATCTGGCGTGCCCCGCTGGGCACCCCGCTGCCCACCGACGCCAAGACCGAACTGGACAAGGCTTTTAAGTGCCTGGGCTACGCCTCCGAGGACGGCGTGACCAACAGCAACTCGCCCTCCAGCGAGAACACCAACGCCTGGGGCGGCGACACCGTGCTGACCCAGCAGACCGAGAAGCCGGACACCTTCCAGTACACCCTGCTGGAGGCCCTGAACGTGGAGGTGCTCAAGTCCGTGTACGGCGACGACAACGTCACCGGCACGCTGGACACCGGCATCACGGTCAAGGCAAACTCCTCCGAGCAGAAGGACTGCAGCTGGGTCATTGAGATGGTGATGAAGAACAAGGCGGTCAAGCGCATCGTCATCCCGGATGCCGCCGTCACCGCCGTGGGCGATATCACCTACGCCAAGAGCGCCGTGGGTTACAACACCACCCTGACCGCCGTGCCGGATGCCCAGGCAACACCCATTACGAGTACATTCTGGGCGGCACTGCTGCCGCCCAGGCCGCTGCCAAGACCAAGGAGGTGCAGGCATGATCACTGCAAAAACGAACGACGGCTTTGAGATCGAGCTGAGCGAGGACGTTCTGGACGACGCCGAACTTCTGGACGCCCTGGGCGGCATGCAGGACGGCAACGTCTTTGACATGAGCCACCTGACCCTGCGCCTGCTGGGCAAAGAGGGCCGGAAGAAGCTGTATGACCACCTGCGCACCCCGGACGGCCGCGTGCCGGTGGCCAAGGTGGCGGAGGCCCTGGGCGAGCTGATGAACAGCTTCACGGCCGGAAAAAACTCTGCATCCTCGCCGAACTGATCGCATCGGACGAGGACGCCCTGATCTGCGATTTTGCCCAGTATTACCATGTGCTGGACTGGCGCGCCCTGCCGCTGCGTCTGGCCGCTACCCTTGCTGCCGGCCTGCCGGAGGACAGCCGCAGCATGATGAAGGCCAGCGGCAAGACCGTGCCGCTGCACATCGAGCTGCAAGCCTACACCGCCGACCGCCTGACGCAGATCCTGTGGGGCCTGAGCAACGACACCCGGACGGTGCCCTCTGTGCTGGCAGACCTGCACGGCCTGTCCGCGGACAGCGATACCGACGTGCAGAGCTACGACAGCCCGGAAGAGTTTGAGGCCGCCCTTGCGGCCCTGAAAGGAGGTGGATGACCATGCCGGACGGCATTGAGCTGGCAAAAGCGTATGTGCAGATCGTGCCCTCGGCAGAGGGCATCCAGGGCAAGATCACCGAAGCCCTGGGCGGGGAGCCTGCGGCAGCCGGTGACGCCGCCGGACAGTCCCTCGGTGCCCAGCTGGTGGGCACCCTGAAAAAGGTGATCGCGGCTGCCGGCATCGGCAAGATCATCTCGGAATCCATCAACCTGGGCGGCGCGCTGCAGCAAAGCCTGGGCGGTGTGGAAACGCTGTTCAAGGACAGCACCGACACCGTTAAGGCCTACGCTGCCCAGGCCTACAAGACCGTGGGCCTGTCGGCCAACGACTACATGGAGCAGACCACCAGCTTTGCCGCCAGCCTGCTGTCCAGCGTGAGCCAGGACACCCAGGCGGCTGCCGATCTGGCCAACATGGCTATGGTGGACATGGCCGACAACTCCAACAAGATGGGCACCTCCATGCAGGACATCCAGAACGCCTATCAGGGGTTTGCCAAGCAGAATTACACCATGCTGGACAACCTCAAGCTGGGCTACGGCGGCACGCAGGCCGAGATGCAGCGCCTGCTGAAGGACGCCGAGAAGATCTCTGGCGTGCACTACGACCTGGGCAACCTAGCCGACATGTACAGCGCCATCCACGTCATCCAGAAGGAGATGGACATCACCGGCACCACGGCCAAGGAGGCATCCACCACCCTGACCGGCAGCTTTGCGGCCATGAAAGCTGCCGCCGAGAACGTGCTGGCCGACTGGTCCACCGGTGCCGATCTCACCGCCCCCCTGCAGGGGCTGGTGGAAACGGCCCAGACCTTCCTTGTGGGCAACCTGCTGCCCATGATCGGCAACGTGCTGGCGGGCATCCCGGAGCTGGTGTATACACTGGTGCCCGAGATTTTGCAATCCGGCACCCAGCTGGTCACCTCGCTGGCGGAGGGCTTCACCCAGGGCATCCCGGATTTTCTGTCCAATGCCCTGCCGCAGCTGCTGCAGTTCACCGAGGAATTGCGGGCCAACGCCGGTGTGTTCGTGGACGCCGGCCTGAACCTCATCACCCAGCTGCTGAACGGCCTGATCGCAGGCCTGCCGGACCTGATCGCCTATGTGCCCGACATCATCATCAACATCTGCGGGGTCATCAACGATAACATGCCCAAGATCCTGGCGCAGGGTGTGTCCATCATCGTGCAGCTGATCGCCGGTCTTGTACAGACCGTGCCCAGTCTGCTGGCCAACTGGAAAAAGATCCTGGAGGCGGTGCTGTCGGTCATCTCGGCCATCAACTGGCTGAACATCGGCAAGACCATCCTCACCGGTGTGGCCAATGGCGTGAAGAGCATGGGCTCCAGCCTGCTGAACGCCTTCAAGGGCGGCTTTTCCAGTGCGCTTGCCTGGATCAAGAGCCTGCCCTCGCAGGCGGTGCAGTGGGGCAAGAACCTTATCCAGAGCTTTATCAACGGCCTCACCGGCAAAGGCGGTGCGGTTGGTGCAGGAGCCATCGCAGCCACCGCCGGTGCCACCATTGCTAAAACCGCCAGCGGGAACGACTGGTCCTCCGTCTGGGCGGACGCCAACGCCGACGTGGCCGACAGCGCCCAGTCCATGGCGGAGGTGGTCGTCCCGGCCTATACCAAGTCCGGGGACGCCGCCACCAAGGCGGCCAAAAAGACCAAGGCCGCCGCACAGGCCGCCGAGACCCTGCTGTGGTCCCTGCAGGACGCAGGCCACACCGACACCACCAACACCCTGGGCAAGGTGACCATCCAGACCACCGACCTCACCGAGCACCTGCGCAAGGGCAGCGAGGAGTATGACCGGCTGACCCGCACCGTGACCGAATCCGGCAAGGAGATGGTGAACGGCGTGGTGAAAAACTACAAGACTGTCACCAAGTATGTCACCGACCACGGCAAGACCACGGCCCAGACCCAGAAGACCTATGAAGAGATTGCTGCCACCGTGGCCAAGACCGTTACATCTACAACGGATTCCGTGGTCAATGGCATTGCCACCAGCACCAAGACCATCACCGAGACCCTGACCGACAAAACCACGACCCAGAAACAGGTCATCACCGAGACCTACAACGACATCGCGGACGGTGCGCTGGTCACGGTGGAGCGGGTCAAGACCATTGCCGCCGATGGTGTCCCGCAGATCACCGAGGAGATCAAGGAAGCCTCTGCCAACAGCTTTGACGGCCTTGTCAAGGGCTGGCAGGACGAGGCCCACAAAGGCGTGGTGGGCACCTTCAGCACGCTGGTGACTGCTGTGAAGAAGCAGGACTGGCAGTCTGTCGGCGAATGGGTGCTGTCCACCCTGTACAACGGCCTTGCCCCGCAGGCAAAGCAGCTCATTGACGACTTCGGCAAGAACCTGATCCAGCAGGTCAACGGCTTGCTGGGCAAAGGCGTCAGTGCCGTCTCCAACGGCCTGTGGGATATGGGCGGCGACCTCGCCAAGGGACTGACCAGCGGCTTTGCAGACGTGCTCACGCAGGCGCAGGGCCTTGGCTCCACCCTCACCGGCATCTTTCAGGGGTTGAGAGGCCCGCTCACTGCGGCGGCCACCGCCATCAGCACCGGCCTGAAGGGCGGACTGATCTCCAGCTTCCCGGAGATTCTGGCCTCCATGGGCACCCTGATCGGCTCCATCGGCAGTGCCTTTGTGGGCATGCTGGAAGCCGTCGCGGCGGCACTGTTTCCCACCGGATTCGGTGCCCCGCAGGCCCTGCTCATGATCGCGGCCGGTGCGGCCTGACCGCCGCCATTGCGGCCATCGTGGCCGGCGTCGGCGGCGCGTTCAAGCGCAAGACCACCCCCGGCATCTCCGGCGGCACTTCCGGCAGTACGACCTCCACGGCCTCCGGTTCTTTGTGGGACTACGAGAAGCGTGCCCCGCTGCCGCAGCGCACCCAGCGCCCCAACATCGAGGTCAACCAGTACATTTATTCCAAGGCGCAGACGGCTGCCGACCTGATGCGCGAGGCACAGTACGAGCAGGAAAGGGCGGTGCTGCAGGGTGTTTGACGCGATCTTCAAGGCCAGCAACGGCCTGACCTTTTCCTTTGGCTACAAGGCGGGCGTGTTGTGGAGCATCACCCCGCTGGGTGACCTGCCCGTGGATCTGGAGACCAGCCAGGGTTACCAGCAAGTGGGTGCCACCGTGGAGAGCCGGAGCATTTCCGGCGTGACCCGCACGGTCACCGGGCGCATCCTGCGCAATCAGGACTACTGCAAGCGCCAGCTGCGGGATGTGTTCGCGCCCTACGTCACCGGCCGGCTGACCATTGCCGGGGCTTATTGGTGCGACGCTGAGGTGCAGCGCACCCCGGACATCAGCGTGTCCGGCCTGTGGCCCACCTTCTCGTTTCAGCTCTACTGCCCGGACCCCTACTGGCACAGCGTGAAGGAGCTCACCGTCTCGACCTTGAGCGTAACACCCACCTTCCGCCTGCCGGTGTGTTACGATGTGCACAGCTACGGCGTGCGGGAGCAGGCCAACTATTTGCGCATCGCCAACACCGGGCTGGCCACCCAGGACTGGCAGCTGACATTGGAAGCCCGCGGCCCGGTGGTCAACCCCGGCGTCAAGGACCCGGAGACCGGCGAATTCCTGCGCTTTGTCACCACCCTGCAGGACGGCGACAAGCTCCGGCTGTACCGCGAGAGCGGCCAGCTGAAACTGGAACAGATCATCGACGGCACCGGCTACAACATCATGTCCACGCTGGACGGGAGCAGCACCCTGTGGACTTTGCGCCACGGGACGCAGGCATGGCAGCGCACAGCGGATTCCGGCACGGAATGGCTGTTCCTGACCCTGACCTGCAGCACAGCGTTTTCCACCGTGGTTCTGGAGGTGGGCGGCAATGGCTGAGCGGACAAGTGCCCTGACGGCAGGCGGCCACAAGAGCATCTGCGTCTACGACGGCCAGCTGAACCTGCTGGGCCGGCTGGCAAGCTGGGTGTCGCTGGTCTGGCCGGAGCGCTACAACGTGTACAGCGGGGTGCAGGGTGCGCAGCTGGAACTGCACGCCTCCACCGACCTGCAGGCCCTGTGCCGCCCGGACCGGTACCTCTGGCTCACCGGCTCCGACCGCATCATGCGCATCTGCTCGGCGCAGACCGACCGCTCCGAACACAAGCTCGTGATCGCGGCCAGGGACGCCGCCTGCATCCTGGACGAGCGGATCAGCACCCGGACCCTGAGCGGCTTCGCCGTGGAAAGCACCCTGCGCAGCCTTGTGTCCGGTGCGGCTGCATGGCCGGGGCTGGAGCTGGGCGTGCTTGCAGATCTTTCCGACACCTACACCGGCGAGGTCAAGCCCGGCAGCCTGCTCAACATCGCCGAGCAGGTGTGCCAGGAGCTGGACATCGGGTTCCGGGTGCGGTTCGACCAGCAGGCCAAGAAGCTGCTGTTTGAGCTGTACCGGCCCAAGCTGGACCCCAACGCCCGGTATGCGCCCCAGTACGGCAACCTGACCGGCCTGACCTACACCGAGAGCATTACCGACTACAAGAACATCGTGACCGTGGCGGGCGCGGACGGCACCGTCACCGTGGGTGCCACCGGCAACACCGGCTCTGCCCGGCGGGAACTGTATCTGGACGCCGCCTCCAAAAAGAAGGAAGACAACCAGAGCCAGGAGGATTATCTCGCGTCCCTGCGGGCCTTGGGTGAGCAGGAACTGGCCAAGCACACCCGCATCGAGAACTTCCGCTTTACCCCGACCGGAACGGTCACGGTGGGCAAGGTGGTGGCCGCCAGCCTGCCCGGCACCGATATTCAGGCGGCGGCCCGCATTACCAGCGTGACCCTGAGTTCCCAGAAGGGCGAAAACACGGTCACTACCGAGATCGGCACACCCATTCTCAGGAGGAAACCATGAGCATCATCACTTACCCACTGAACGGCGTCACCTACGACGCGGAGGACGTGAGCACCTACCTGTGCACCCGCACCTCCGGCGTCTACGCCAAAGATTCCAACTACGCGGTCAGCGTCACCGGCGCGCGGCAGATCACCGTAGCCCCCGGCCTTGCGTGGATCAACTACGACGACTTCAAGGGCGTCTCGGCCTGCAGCCGGGAGGCGGTCAATCTGACCGTCCCGGACGCCGACAGCACCCTGCCCCGCATCGACCGGGTGGTGCTGCAGTTCGACACCGCGGCAAACCTGACCGCCGTCAAGCTCAAGCCCGGCACCCCTGCCGCCGCCCCGGAGCCGCCCGCCATCCTGCAGAACCACAACCAGTACGAGCTGGGCCTGTGCACGGTGAGCGTGCCTGCAGGCTCCTCGGTGGTCACCGCCGCCGACATCACCGACACCCGCGCGGCCGAGGACGTGTGCGGCGTCATGCGGGACGGCGTGACCGGCATCCCCACGGCCCAGCTGCAGGCGCAGGCGCTGGCCATAATGACCCAGCTGTCCACTGAGCTGCACACCAAGCTCGACGCCCTGGACGCCGCCATCGCGGCGGTGGAGAGCGGCAGCTTTTATACCAAGGCAGAGGCGGACCAAAAGTTCGGCACGCCGTACACCCTGCCGCCTGCTACGGCGGACCAGCTGGGCGGCGTGAAGGTGGGCGACTATCTGGACATTGCCCCGGACGGCACCCTGAGCGGCAAGACGCTGTATGACACCATCGCGGCCAGTGTGGCGGTCAAGTCGGAGCCCCGGCTGGTGTGGAACTACGGAAAGTTTGACATTGACCGAAATCAAGTGCACACCTATCAGGCTCCATCTGACGTTGACTATTTTGTCTATAAGTATGCCGGCGTCGATGAGAACGTGACGATTCCTCGCGGAAACACGGTAAAAACATCGGTCGGACAGGAGTTCACGATTACTTTCCAGACAGACGGAACCATCACGTTCACCAATGCAAAAAGCAGCTACAATAACAGAAATTATGTGTACAACGTCACATTTACCGGCTACCACTACCCCACCCTCGCGGACCTGCTGACCGAGACGCAGGCCGCGCAGGCGGACTATGACGCGCTGGACGCGGAGGACAGCGCGATTGATGCACCGGACGATGTGACGCAGGAAGAGTAATGCCAAGAAAGAAAGGACGTGAGAGCATGGCAATCAAACAGTATAGCCTGAAAGCGGACAGAAAAAAGAAACTGTCCCCGAATTTTACGGTCTACGAGTTCCGCTGCCGCGACGGCAGCGACGTCGTGATGATCGACGAAAGCCTTGTGGTGCTTTTGCAGTGCATCCGGGAGCACTTTGGCAAGCCCATCACGATCACCAGCGGCTACCGCACCGGAACCCACAACACCGCCGTCGGCGGCTCCAGATCCAGCCAGCACCTGCTGGGCAAGGCAGCGGACATCCAGGTGGCGGGCGTGTCCGTCGAGGACGTGGCCGCCTACGCCGAGAGCCTGATGCCCGCCTGGGGTGGCGTTGGCCGCTACCCCGTCAAGGCGGGCCGCGCCAAGGGCTGGGTGCATGTGGACACCCGGCCCAACAAAAGCAGATGGACGCAGTGAGAAGGTGGCGCATGAAAGATTATTTTTGCATGGCGATCGGCGCGATCGGCGGCGTGATCGCCGGTCTTTTTGGCGGCTGGGATGCCGCCATGCAAACGCTGGTGATCTTTATGGCCGTCGACTACATCACCGGTCTAATTGTGGCCGGTGTGTTTCACGCATCGCCCAAAACCAAGACCGGGACACTGGAAAGCCGGGCAGGCTGGAAGGGCCTGATCCGCAAGGGCGAAACGCTCCTGATCGTGCTGGTGGCCTGCAGGCTGGATGCCGTGATGGGTTCCACCTTTGTGCGGGATGCCGTTGTGATCGGCTTTATCTGTAACGAGACCATTTCCATCATTGAAAACGCGGGCTTGATGGGACTGCCGATCCCGGCAGCGCTCACCAAGGCTGTGGACATTTTAAAGCAGCGCTCGGAAACCGAGCAGAAAGGATAAGCTCTTATGAATGAATTTCTGAAAGTCGCTCTTACTGCCTGCATCCCCGCAATGACAGTTATCTTTGGCTGGGGCCTGAACAAGGGTGTCAGCATTGCAAACGGCTACATCAACAACAAGTTTGCGCAGACCTGTCTCCAGAATGCCGCCAACGCGGTGTTCAATGCTGTCCAGTATGTCAACCAGACCTACGTTGATGCCCTGAAGGAACAGGACAAGTTCGACGAGGACGCGCAGCGCATTGCCTACAACCGCGCACTGACCGCAGCGAAGAAAGCCCTGACGCAGGAGACCATCACGTTCATCAAGGAGACCTTTGGCGACCTCGACAGCTACCTGAAGCCGATGATCGAAGCGCAGGTGCGCAGCCAGAAGACCTATATGTGATGTTTCTGTAGTGCCAACAAAATCATAGTATCGCAACAGCCCCGGGGAGCCTGACGGTTCCACGGGGCTGTTTTTGTTTGCAGCGCATTCCGACATGTTGCGACACATTTTAACACTTTCGGCACATTTCCGGCATTTTCCAGCTAGAGTTGTACCGGAAGGAAGTGTAAAAAATGACCACTTATGATATGACCGATTTTGCCGCACAGGTGGACGGGGTGCTGCGCCGCTGGGCATCACCCGCAAT